TATAAACTCATGTCAGAACATATCTATAGAAAATAATATTATAGATCGTGACACTGCAATCAATACTACAAGTTATTCCATTAATTTATCATCGCCATCAACTGCCACAAAATGCAGAAATGGTATTATAAGGGGTAATATCTGCAACAAAGGTAACTCCATATATTCTGGAAATAGTTTATTAATCCACAATAACATATTTACTAATTATAAGTACGGAGCAGGAATCAATACTAGCTGCGGACTTGATGATGCAACCTATGGAAATTATATAATTACCAATAACACTTGTAATTATGGCACTGGCGTTGATTCTGATGGGGTAAATGTTGCCGGAATGGAAATTTTAGGTTTTTATAATTTAATCTCAGGCAATACTTGTGTTGGAAATGGCGGAGTTGGAATAGGGTTAATAGGATATAAAAATACAGTAACTAATAATGTATGCGTTGGCAACGGAACTAATTTAAGTGCAACTGATAGTTATAGGGCAGGCATTTTAGTTGGAGTTTATACTGCATTGATGTCAGGGTCTTTTAATTTTATATCAGGCAATAAATGTTTTGATGCTGGAGCAGGATCGCAGAAATACGGATATTATGAAGATACTTCAGCTTTGCAAGGAATAACGCTATCAAACAACGATTTTACAGGTACAACCGCACCCACTTTTATACAATCAAACACCGGAAATTATCAAGTAAATAATTGGGTATCTTATACGCCTGTCATGACATCTACCACAGGAACGATAACAACAGTAGGCGCTTGCACAGGTAGTTTTAGAAGAAATGGCAACATGATCTTTATAAGAGTTTCTTGTGCTATCACCACAAATGGGACAGGGGCGGGGCTTATCTCAATAACTTTACCTATCGTAAGTGGGGCATCTGGTCAGGCATCGTTTATGTGCGGAAGGGAAAATGGAGTAACGGGGGAAATGCTACTTGGTTATACTGCAAATAGCGCAACTGAATTAAGGGTTACTTTATACGACGCTACATATCCCGGAGCAAATGGCGCAGTCCTGCAACTTTACGGTTCATATTACATAGACTAAGAGGATTAAACAATGGCTTTATCTAAAGACTTAACACTATCAGCATTTAATCAAGATGTGGTAGTTAAAGATACTTATATCAAAATAGATTCAATTTTTGGAGATAAAAATACTATTACTTTAAATGTTGGAATATATCAATTACCTGACAAGATTGAATTAACTAGAAAAGGGTTTTCTTTTGCTCAAGATTTAGATGGAAAAAATGTAATTGCTCAAGGTTACGAGTATCTTAAAACTCTACCAGAGTTTGCTGATGCAGTTGATTGCTAGATAAATTTTAATAGGGAATATTATGGCAAGGTATTTTACTCTTGATTTAGTTCCTCAGTTAGGGGGTCAATTAGGGTTGATTTCCGCTGGAGTGTTCTATGCGAACACTTCCTCTGCGGTGGCGATCTTTGAAGATCAGGCGATGACTACCCCTATAGCTAACCCTATCGTAATATCTAGCGGCTATAATATATCTTTTTGGGTAGCTGATGGCGTTCAAGATTACGACATTCAGTTGATAGGCGGAAATCTCATATCAACTGTTTTTATTAATGATATTTGGACATTGCCAGGGCCTATCTGGGGTAATCGTTCAGTATTTTGGAGTAATGCTCCAGAAGAATGGGCGCATATTTCACCTTACCCTATTGCCGTTTCAATGGTCAGCAATGTTGGTCAGCTTTATACAGCAAATGATTTAGTACGTGCTGCGATGCGATTAATTCAAGTATCTTCAGTAGATACGGATTTAACCGCAAACGAGCTTAAAGACGGTATAGAATCGCTTAATCGTATGCTAGATTCGTGGTCTGCTGACGAGTTAATGCTTTATCAGATCACTAGGGAAACATTCCCTTTATCCTCCAATACTAATCCCTATACTATAGGGCTTGGAGCTACTTGGAATACTATCAGACCAAGCCGAATTATTGACGCATATTTCACTATCTACACAGGTAGCATACCAGTTGATTATCCTATGCAAATTATGGAATGGGATGATTACAATGCAGTAAGACTTAAAAGTTTACAAACTAATTTCCCCGGCTATTTATTTTATGATAGAGGGTTTCCTATTGGAAATGTATACATCTATCCAATATGTTCATCAAGTAACGAAACGATTACTTTGACATCATGGAAACCTTTCACTGTTGTTAATGATCCTACTGCATACATTAGCCTTCCTCCAGGTTATTGGGAAGCGATAGTGTTTAACTTAGCGATCCGTATAGCTGAAGAATATCAATTTGATATTAGACAAACTTCTGTTGCTTTAGCTCAAAATGCTATTAAACGCATTAAACGAATTAATCAACGAACTCCTACCCTTAGTACGGATGTAGCGCTTATGAGTACCAGCCAAATGAGATATAATATTTATAGCGATGGATACGGACGATAATGCCAGAAGCCATTGTTCTTCCTATATTAGGGGCTGGCATAGCTGGACGGTCTAAAGCTGTTTCTGCACAAAAAAGGCAGAATCTTTTTCTTGAAGTTAAACCTGAAAAAGATAAAACAAATTTAGCTGCGTATCCAACACCTGGTTTAACTCTATTTGCTAATGCAGGTAAGAACCCTTCGCGAGGATTATGGTGGTTACAATCTTTAAATTTACTTTACTCAGTAAACGCTAATAAATTATTAGAGATTGATAAAGATGGCGTAGTTACCGAAAGAGGAACGCTTTCAACTGCGGAAGGCACAGTTTCTATATCTGATAATGCTCAACAAGTTATAATTGTTGACGGTGAAAATGGGTACATTTACGAACCTAAAACGCTTCAATTAAGCTATACCTATCCCGCTAATTCGGTTTCAAATGTTTATAGCCGTACCGGATTAACTATCACTGTAACAGGGTTTGTTAATGCTGGAATTGCCGGAGATACTGCTACCGTTACTACTGATGGCGGGGATGTACTTTCAGGAGCCTATACAATTGCTACAGCTACACAAGGCAGTTGGACTTTTACTGTTGTTTTACCCTCATTGCAAACCCCAATTCTAGCAACTGCTTTAGTAGCAGGATCAAAGTATGTTGTTTTAACATTGGGTACATCAGATTTTACTATTGCAGGCGCAGCAGCTAACGTATTAGGCGCTGTTTTTACTGCTACTAAAGCCGCTACTGGCACAGGCACTGTTGTTCCTGCAACTATTGATGTTAATGTTCCTGCAACATCTTTAATAAATGGTGAAAAATATATAATTTTAATTATAGGGTCTACAGATTTTACCCTTTATGGCGCAGCATCTAACACTGTAGGATTACAATTTACAGCGTCATTACCTGTCGTTAATGCTACTGCATTAGTAAACGGTACAAATTATCAAATCTTAACTTTAGGTACTACAAATTTTACCCTTTATGGCGCTGCATCTAATACTATAGGAACTATATTTACTGCATCTGGAGTAGGAACTGGCACAGGAACAGTTTATACAATCCCTGTTGGTACAGGCGTAGTCATAAACAATAGTTCTTCAGGGCTTCTTACCTATTTACAAAACGGTGTTGTTGCAGTAACAGAAAATTCAACCAATCGGCATACTAACGACATCGTTGATATTTTAAAAACGGCAGGGCCAATATCTTCAGGTGAATATACAGTTAATTTTCCTTTAACTTCTGCTACAGCATTAGTTGTTGGCACTCAATATGTTATCAATAGTATTGGATCATCAGATTTTCAATTAGTTGGCGCTATAAATAATGAAGTAGGCACTTCTTTTGCGGCTACCGGAACTACACCAGGCACTGGAACATGTACATTAGCTAATGAATGGACTTTTAATGTTCCTACTACTACTCCTGCTGGTGCAGGAGGATTAGAAGTAATTAATAATTTTAGGCAAATTACAGCTGCTGGATTTCCTGGCGGTAATACTGTAACTTTCTTAGATGGATATTTTATTGTCAATTCACCTAAAAAGAAAAAAGGTGGAGGACTTTATCCCTCCACCTTCAACTTACTATGGGTTATTAGCCGCAATTGCACCGTAGTTACTTGGTGATGCTGTCATAAAGTCAGTAGCAACAGGGTAAGAACGAACAA